CCCTGTTCATCTTCCAAGCGCTCAAAGCTCAGCCTATCGGCAAGGCTGTCCACCGCTTTTGTGCACCAACCGCTCACGGCTTGAAATTGTATTTGCAAGCTTGTCGGAACAGCATTTATGGAGTACCAACGATCATCTTTTTGTTCGTAGTATGTATATCTTGTCTTAACTCTGTTTCTCTTTATGGCAAGTTTCTTTTTTAACGCATCTATCGGCATTGTTTCACCCCTTTTCGGGCATCGCCCACTCGGTTCCGTACTTGTCTGTTATCTGCTTGAAGTCTTCGTAATCATGGGGAACTATTTTTGAGTTTTCCCCAACGTGTAAAAGTTCATGTTCAAGTAATATTTCATATTGCTTTTGATTAAAATATTCACAATTCGGTGTGTAGATCACTATATAAAAATTTGCATCAATGAAAGTTTTATCTATTTCTTTGACCTTTATGCACTGCCCGAAAACTGTTTTTTTGCCGTTTCTTTTTGCTTTATCGCAAAGGAGATACTTTATTTTTATATCCTTTTCCTTTATCCAGTTAAGCTCCGGCACCTCGGATATAACCTTTTCGGCAAGCTTTGTTATTTCCTTGCTTTCTGTGTACATCAATCAAACAGTCCTTTCCGGTCAAGGGAAACATAAACCCGTAAAGTATCATAGGTAAGTGAAAGCCCTTTATCATCGCCTACGATAAAACCCTTTTCTACAAGTTTTTGAACCGTTTCCTTACCCCACTCAGGGACTTCATCAAGGTTGCTGTACTTTTTGGGAGCGAGAGCCTGTACGACCGTGTCGATTTTTCTGTCGACCATAGCCATCAGCTCATCATTCTGTAATTTGTTGTATTTATATATCATATTGTTACAAATCTTTTCCACTTCTGCCGTTGTCATATCATCACCCCATTCGTAACAAATGTTCATATCAACATTGCCGTCTATGCCTTTTACTCTGCCTTTGCTTGTGTATTGCCATATTATTTCGCCACAATTTGGCTTGTAGTCAGCCCACACCGTACCGTCATTGCCACCGTAGGCGGCAAGCCAGAGTGGATAGCCCTTCACCCCTCGTAAATAGCTGTAGTAATAGTTAAAACCTGTATAAATACCCACTTCGTAGCCGTGAGCGTTCATAATGTTGGTAAATTCTTTGATGGCGTTTTTCGCATACCACCCCAAATACTCTTCTTCGACATCGTACCAAACAGGACCCGTAATTTTGCCTTCACACCGCTCTATTTGTGTTATGGCGTGATACGCTTCCGAAACTGCTTCCTGTGTGGTCTGTGCGTAAGAGTATATATACGCTCCTACTTTTAATCCTGCATTATAAGCATTTTCCACATTTCGCACAAATGTATAATCGTTTTGGCTTTCAAAATTACAGCCATAGCCTAATTGGCAAATTACACCTGTGATCCCGTCTTTTTTTACAGCCTTAAAATCAATGTCGCCGTTGTGCTTACTTACATCAATTATCTTTTCCATCTTGCCTCACCTCGGGCAATCCCGCCAAGCTTGTTAACATCGATAGTATGCCCGAAAGCACGGCAGTTGATATAACGGTTTTCCAGTCAACAGCAGACATAAGAGCCGTTGTGCCTATCATCGCAACTGCTGTCTGTGCCATTGTTTTAATTGCTCTTATCAGAGCGGCTTCAAACCACCGCTCAAAGTACGTGTTTAACTTATCCATTTTCCAAATCCTCGATTCTGTGATTTGCTACCGCTATTTTTTCGTCTATGACTTTTATATCTTGCTCTGCTTTATACATTCGGTCTATCAGGCTGTTATGTGATTGCACTTTTTTCTCTAACTGTTCAAGCCGATACACGACCAGCTTATTGTTGAGCACCAAGCCCACAAAAGCACCGATACCCGAACCTATCAGCCCAACAAGAGCGGATATTATAGTTGTTGTCATACTATCTCACCGCCTCAGTAGCGCTTTACTTCAACACCAATTTCCTCTAAACTTTTCTTGTGTACCCAATGTCTACTCATAAACGTTTCGTAGGTTTTATGATTAACCTCTTTTCCGTCATACTCACCGTAATATCTGCCGTTCTTGTATTCGACCGTACCCGTTATGCTGTCGTATTCAAATTTCATATATATTCCTCCTATAAAAATTATCTATGTGTTGTATCTTTTTATAACAATTATATCTATTAATTAAACTTTGTCGCCAAGCTTTGTAATTATTTGCTATTTCCTCAACACTCATAAAGCGTTTAAGTTTAAGCAGTTTGCATTTTTCTCTTTGAATAGCCTTTCTCTTTAGTGTCACAGTTATCTTGCCACTTTTCGAAATGGTGTACTTCTTTTTCAAGAAAGTAAAGCCGTGCGAGAGCTTGACTATATGTGTTTTCTGTGCGTGAATATTCAACTTATTTTTTACACATACTTCTTTGAGTTCGCTATATAAATCTTTTAAAAAATCTTTTGACGAATGTATGATGTAAATGTCGTCCATATATCGCCCGTAATACTTACAACCTTTAACTGTTTTACAATAAGTGTCTACGGGGTTCGCATACAGTATTCCTATGGATTGCGATATAGGATTACCGATAGCTACAGACTTATCTCCGAAGCTATCAATAATACTTTCAATAAAAACTTTGAGATTGTTGTCGCAATTTACATATTTGAATAACAAGTCCTTTGCCTGTTTATGGTCTACATTATCAAAATATTTAGCAAAGTCCATTTGGAGTATATAGCCGTCAGCTCCGTGGTGTCGGTAATACCGTCTTAGATGTTCCTTTAATCTATTTTCGGTAAATGTAACACCTTTGCCTTTCTGTGAAGCTCCGTTATCATATATTAAATACTTTTCTATGCTCGGCAAAATAACATTGTCATTTAAAGCACCATACACAACCCTATCTCTAATTGTGTTGGCTCTGATATGTCTTGTTTTGCCTCTTTCGTTTATATCAAATTCAAGACATTTATCAGCTTTATATAAACCGCTTTCGAGGTCGTTATGTATTTGCGTAAGATTTCTTAAAAGATTAAATTCAAAACGTTGTACACTTTCTTTCCATTGTACATCACGCTTGCATTTCAAAAATGAGCGATACAGCACATTAAGGTCACTTATATCTTTGATAGTATGTATTTTGTTCATAGTGCATATCCGTAGATAATTGCATCAAAATACTTGTAATTTTACTCTTTCGAGACGGGGAAGTTCTCCTTTCCATACATTCTGCATCCGTAGACTTTTTTCAGACTTTTGGAAATCGGACGAACGCCATTGCTATTCGAAGCATTGTTGTTGTTGCAATTGCCGTTGTTGTTGACATTCGAGAAGCCGTTAGAATTGGCGACATTCAGAACTTACCCAAATTGCTTTTTGATTTTATTATCTGCCTTTCGCCACGCACGGAGCAAGGCAATTTCTTTTTCCACAAGCTCCGTATAGCGTGTATATTTATTTATATCTACATTAACACAAAGGATTGATATTATATATTGCATTTCTTGTAACAAACATTCGCAAGAACAAATCGCTTTGTTTTGATAATTTCTTCTCTCGGTATATTCACTTTCATTGGTAACAAATATTGTATTTGCCGATGCGATGCTTTGTATCAGCTCGCTAAGTAACCTAATTATGTTTTCTCGAAAGTGTTCAACAAGCCATTCAGGATATAAAGCCGTTAAGGTTTTGTTGAAACCGTATTTTTCACCCAAAGCATTAAATACAGCCCTATCTTCTTCCGTGAAGTTGGCTATTACTTTGTAATCCCTTATTTTTGCTTTTATTCCGAAGTCACGAAGCAACAACAATGTAAATTCACGCCTAAGTTTTACAGCGTGTATCAAAACTTCGAATTTGCTCTCGCCTCGCTTGTATTTAGGAACTGCCATAAATCTTCCTTTCTTTATTTATCGCACCCTGTATAGGGGTGCGGATTAGCCGATGTATAGAAGCGGACGAACGCCATTGCTACCCGAAGCACCGCCGTCGTAGCAATCGCCGCCGTCGCCGACATACGAGAAGCCGCCAGAATTGGCGACATCTTGAAGCCAATACCACTGCCTGCTACTTGTCGCACCTTTATAACCTCTATTGCATTGTATATAATCAGGTCTTAGTCTAAAAATCGGTAATTGTTTCCTTAACCCACCGTAATTGCATCCGTCATAACTATGGTTCCAGATGCTCTGCCCGTATACCTCCCGTTCCGTCATCAACTGTATTTTAAACTTATTATCGCCGTCCGCCCAATCATCTTCACTATACCAAGTATAATTACTCTCATAGTATTTCACATTACCTACGGAGTTTCTTGTGAAATCCGTGCTTGAGCAAATTGAATTATAGGGAGCGAAAATTCTGTCTACGCCGAAAACTTCCTCGAACGCATTAAGATATATTGGTAAAGTGGTGTTAGCCATTTCACTTGAATGATATCCGTTTTCCGCTGTGTTTGTTGCGTTCATTTTCGCTGTTGTTTTCAAACAATCTTTTGTGATAAGTGCTAAATGGTTTCTTTTCGCTCCGTCATACTCATCGTTTTCGCTATCCCAGATAATCATATCAGCACCGAATGAGTTTATACCCGCCACAAGCAGCTCAACCTGTTCTGCACCACCAAGAGAAGTGTTGATATTTACGGTTATCGTGTCGCCTACGTAAATATCCTCAAAATCCCCGCTTTGTACCTTGCTTAAAATTTGTGCTATGGTGTACTTGTCTGTCAGCTCTACACCGTCACGACATACGCTGTTGTGATTGAAGTTGCTTACCGCTTTGCTGTTTGCAATCGCTTTTATGCCCTCTGCTATTGCTTGTCCTGTACTGTCTAAAATAATTGGTTTTGTAATTGTGCTCATAATCATTCCTCCGTATATACTATATTTAGTGCGCCGTTAACTACTTTTAAGCCTAAGTCTTCTATCATATTGTTCACATAATCGATTGTTGCATAGTCGTTAAATCTTTGGTTTATCCCATTCAAGAGATCGACAATGTTGTGAGTTTGTCCGTCTTCTCCTATAAATCTTCCGGTATGCGGTACCATTTTGTCTATATCAGCCATTTTTATACCTCCTCAACATATTATTTTCTGTTTTTTCTTCTCTCTGGTGACGGTTGCCTGCCATGTTGCAAGCACAACGCTTTCCACCAAACTTATATCCACTCCCATAATCAATGAGTTGTAACCGAAGCCTCCGCCTTTTCCTATGGCTCTATGTTCACAGTTGGTAACCGCTTTTGTAAGGGACGGTTGCCCACAATGTACAATTTGCTCTGCAAAAACTGCCTGTTCAAAGATAGAGCTTGCTGTCACAACTTCCGAGTATGTTACGTTGAAAAAGCCTTTTATTTTGTTTTCTTTGCAAATCTCGTCAAGCTGTGCTCCGATAGATCCGTCACACGCTATCGCTTTTACTTTCGGATTTTTAAAATATGGCAAAAGCCAAGCTAAACCTTGCCGTTGTGGTCTGCAATCTATCACTTCGGTAAAAATTTTCCCGTCTTTTGTTTTAGCAGCTATCGCCAGCGATGTATTGCCGGTATCCTTACCAAGTTTTACACCTAAAAATCTGTCATTCTCCAAAAGCGGAACCGTTTCAGCACGAAGCTTGTCCCAATCTCTTTGCGTAAATACTCCCTTTACGTTGTAATTGAGCCACAAACCGAGCCTTTGTTGGTTAAAATCAAGCTTATTTTTACCAAGCTCATCCTCAACATTTCTTTCGGTAAAGAGATAGCCTAAAGAGGGATTGGTCTCATACCATAAATCTTTGTTTTCTGTGTCTTCCTGTTCCGTTACTCCCCACTCATACCACATAGAATTTCGGCTTTTGTTTTCTATCACGCTTCTTCGGTATGCTCCGAACACGGTGCCACGGCTTACCTGTGTATCGGGTGTCCCGATCATGATCGTTTGTGGACTGCGGGAAGATGTAACGGTGTACTTAAGTGTGGTTTCTTGATCGTCTGTGTACTCTTGCGCTTCGTCAATGACAAGTAAATCATAGCCACGGCCTAATCCTCCCGTTGCGGTTCGCGTTCGGAAATTTATTTCGCCCTTAGTGCCGTTTATCTGTATTCTTTCGGCGCCTCGTTGTCGGGATAACTTGAAATCATCTTTTTCTTTAAACCCTAACTCTGTCAACAAGTTTACCATGTTTTCAAAAGAACCGTGTGCGGTATCTACCAAATGAGCGGTATGCAATATACTTTCCTCAAGAGCTATCGCCCCATATAATTCTCTTGCAGTAACCGCTTCCGTTTTCCCGTTTCGCCGTGGGACCGATCCGCCTATTTTGGTATGCACCCACAGCCCTTCATCGTTCACGGCAAGATAATCATATAAAATTCTTTCTTGCCACGGCAAAAGGCGCCTGCTTGTCTTGTTATATAGGTTTACCGCTTCACCGCCTAAGGTCTTTTTATAATCAATTATTCTTTCGAGTGTCGGTTCTTGCCTGCCTTTCCTTTCCTCCATTCAATCACATCCGTATTTCCGCCAACAAATTATTTATTTTGGTTTTGGTACTTTCATTATCCTTTTCTCCCTCGCGCCTCATTTTTCGCTTAATCGAAGATCTGATTCTGTTACGCTGCGTGTAACCGCAGGCATCTCTTTTTTGCTTTCGCCCTTTTGCCATGCAAACTTTTGAGCAATATATTTGTCGGTTGGATTTGGGTTCAAAATCTTTTCCGCATATAGCACATTTTTTCATGCTGCTGCCGCCTTTCTATGCGTACAACGCTATTTATTCCGAACAGTCCACGGCTCGAGGTCCGCTGTGGGAGGGGAGGGGGGGAGATACCCCCATAACACCGAAAAAATTAAAAATTTCTCCAATCTGCCGATTGCGGCAAGTCATTATTATTTATTGCCGTTGCTTCCTCAGGGAAGAGAACCGTCACAAGCTTGTCCGATTTTTGCCGATTGCACATCGAATGAGCAAGCTGCAAATTATTGGGATCGAAAGGGTGACCGCCTTTTGCAAGCGGAATGATATGGTCTATACATGCCGACATTGGATCGGGATATTTGATTTTTTTGTCCACAGGTAGGCCGCATATACCACAAACTGATTGCGTTTTTAGTATTCTTTTTTTTGCCCGTTCAAACTCGGTGCGGGCTGTGCCCTTATGGTCTGCTCTTTGCTTCGTCATTTTAAATCACCAACAAACAAAAAAGGAGCCGTCTTTGCAAACGGCCCCTTGGAGAAAGGAGAATTTATGAATCAACTTTCTATGTTAACATTATACCACATGAAAATGTTACTTTGTGTTACTTTTTAAGCTCTTCCTCTTATTTAAAAACAGGCGATTCTTTTAAGTCGGCAGTATCAAAACATATCGACTCTCCTTCAATATAGCACTTTATAGACATTACAAAGGGTAAGTTGTACTCTATAAAGTCCATAAATTCATGTAAATCGTCTCTACCTACCACTTATCCAGTATTTCGCTTATAGCTCTCTCCATTTTGCTTCTCCTTAAGCTCATTGACATAAAATCACACGATTTAAGTCTTCCTCATCAAAAAAAATGCAATTTTCGAGAATGCGGCATCTTAAGCTCGTTATCTTTGGAACCACAGCTCCGATCATATCCATAAATTCGGATATATTCTTTCTGTCAACCATATAATATGTTTTCCCGTCTTTGCATTTGCGAATTGTCAAGCGTTGAGGGTTCTCTTTGTGCTTATCCTCAAACCACACCTCGAAAACTTTATTGATAACTCTATCCATTCTCATTCTCCTTTCACACTAAGCTCCATTACTTCCTTACGGAACATTTCAAGAGCTTCCCCATGCATTCTCCTAACATAAATAAAACTGTAATGCATCTCCACCGCAATTTGTTCCAAGCTCTTATACTGTACGTACCGAGCGTATAACAAACGCATGTACTTGTCATTGGGAAGCTCTTCAATTTCTCTTATAATATTTGTCTGCTTTATTCGAAACGCCAACAGATCCGCTTCAAGCTCTTTCACCAAATCCAAATACTTAACAAGCAATTTCTCTTGTCCATTCCCGCCGGAGGTCTGCACCTTGTCTTTCGAATAATCTATCCCCGAAACGTGAATGCATTTCGTTCTTATCTCTTCAATTTGTTGCTTCCTGTGTTTTAGTTTTTCGTCTAAACATCTTATTTGGCTTAAATATTCTTTCGGTGTCATTATTTTATCTCCCTGAAAACATACGGCTCGGGTTCTCTCGGCGTTCCCTGCAAGCTTCGCAGGTGCTCAACACTTTCGCCGATCCACTTTGAAACCACTTCCGGAGAGTTGTCATTAAGCAAAACTCTTGCCATATTTCGGTATTTCGGAGTTCGTTCTGTGTATGGTACGTTTTTTATTTCGTCCCATTCGGGTATTTCCCTGTTCAATATTTCCCTTAAAACCGTTTCAAAAAAACCGCTTCCCCTTATTCCTCGGAGAGTTTTCTTTATCTCTAAAAATGTCATTTCGGTTATTTCGGAGTGCTCTTTTAGCGCTCGTCTAATATCCTCTACATGTACATCTGTAAATTCCGATGTCACTCTCGGGAACTTTTTCCAGTTTAGAAATTGTTTCCAGTTAACTTTTTCCATTTCTCCTTTTTCCGTTCCTTCCTTAACCGCTGCTTCAACACTCTTCGTGAGCGATAGAGCTGAGGGAGTGTCATTTTCGAAAAGTGGCAGTATTGAGGTGCAATTTTTAATCTTTTCGAGAGCCATTTATAAACAGCTCTCTTACTGCCTTTCAATTCGTCCACCATGCTATGACACTCTTTCCTCAACTCTTCGTAAATATCCATCTTATAACTTTGCAACCATTTTCCCGTGATCGTCAATAAATGTAAATCCTGTTTCATCTTTGATCGTCTGTTCCAGATCGTCAAAGGATATATATCCCTTGTCGAAACTATCAAGCAAGTTCATCACCTTCGCCGCAAACACTTTCAATCTTTTGCCTCCGAAGCCGTACTCATCTCGCAGCGCCATCAGACTTAGCCCGAACATCTTGACGAAGCTGTGTACAACCGTTCTTTTTGCTATTTCCATTTTCATTGTCTCGAACTGTTCACGGTTCAGGGTGTAGATAGTATTCTTTTTTGCTTCCTCTTTGGCTGCTCTTCTTCTTTCCGCACGATTCATTTTTCAGCCTCCCCAATACTTATCACTGAGGCCTAAAATATAGTCGGCGCTGCAATTATATCTCTTACACACTTTCACCAATGCTTCAAGCACCTTCGTGTTGCGATATTTTATAAGCAAATCTGCATCCCTGCCATACTCGGGGTCTTTCCAATTTACTTGCAGCACCCCGTTTTCTGTTAGTACCTTGTTCATTCTCTCTTTTATCATTTTTTTTGCTCCTTTCTGTCTTATAAATCCCCCATACTACCAAAATCTCGATAATCTGGCGCATATTTATTTTTGAACACCTTTACTAAGCAATCTCCGTTTTCTTTCTGAAAGAGACATTCATCACATCTAAATTTCAAATCGTCAAATCTTTCATAGTCGTTTTTGTATCTGCAAAAGTCTTTGTAAACAAATCAAGCAACACCACCGCTTTTGAGATTTCTTCTTTGTCAATATCTTCCCACATACACATCTTCATTCCTTATCCTCACTTCCTGCCTTATCTGCCAAGATTGCAATGCTTTTGGATATATCCGCAAGTATTACGGAGATTGTACCAAGTTGAAGCGGCATCGCTTCCTCATAAGTCTCAGCCGGATTAAGTTTTGTCATTGCAGCTAAGTTATTAACAACCTTTCTATTTTCTTCACATCTTGTCGTTTCGCAATGTTTTCCTCTTTCTTTTAGTTGCTTTAACTCGCCCAACCATTGTGCAAGCTGTTTATGCTCTTCGGCACATTCTTTACATTCACCCTGAGCTGTTATTCCGTTTGCGACTTCTTCACAATGTTTAATTGCTTCGTCAATTGTCATTATTCTTCCTCGCTTTCATCGGTAAGTAATACACACGGTTCGGCAACTCCAAAAAACCCATAACTATCTTTCCTTACGCTATTAACATATCCGACATTTCCAAAAAATTCTGCCTTTTTTGTCATTACTTCAACATCATCATCAAAATCTTTTAGAATATCACACAATTCTTTTACAGTCACTCCTCATTCCTCACTTTCTGCTTTATAAAAGGAATCCCACCACGTAGAATTGAATTTATATTCATTATTTATGATGTAAGTAGACCCTTGTTCATATACGCTTGCATTTGGGAACATAGCCATAATCATATCGCCATTAGTCAAATTTCCCGCAATCTCTACACAAAAAGCCCTTACTCTATTTCCCTGTAATAACGGTATTTCTTTTCCTGTTAACAGGTCGTGTAAGTCTATCTTGTCTATGATATATTTATGTGTCATACTTTATCCTCGCTTTTTTTCATTTGTTCTTCAAGATGTTTTAATTCTTCAATCGGCAACATTCCCGTAGCCACATAAACCTCTTGTTTTATTTGTTGCTCTAACGCTTTGATTGCCTCATCAATAACAAAATTAAAACTATCTATGTTTACGCTAAGAACAGCCGTATTTTTACCGCTTTTTGCTGACAGTGTCTTTAATGTTTTTAACATTACTATCACTGTTTTTAATTCGTCCGCTTTCATAGTCACTCCCTCACTTTCTGTCTTAACCATAAATTTGTTCCAATTCTTCCTCGGTCATTTCTCCTTCAATGGTTTCCGTGGTATACATCCACTGTATTTCTGCTGATAATCTAAATTTCTTTCCGCACTCATCACAAATAAACTCGCCCCGTTCTCCTTCTTTGTAACAATCGACCTCTTTGCCGCCTATAAAAGTTTCCTCATAAGTCGGCTCATATATCTTGAGACAATAAGGGCAAATGATAACATCTTCGTATTCCCAATTTGAATACCATTCTTTGCTTATTCCTCGTTTAACGTCTTCATCAAATTTCATGTTGTTCCTCTCTGCCTTTCTCGTTTAAGCTCCAATATCTTTTTCTTTTCCTCTTCGGTATAAGAAGAGCCTTTAAAATTATTGAAATTATCCTTTTTAAGCTCTTTCTTACTCTTTTCTTCGTCTTGCTTAGCCCACCTTACCAACGTGGCAAGATGATCCGAGTATTCCTTACCCGTTGCTCTCATATACTCGGAAAGATTATCGATTTTCCTTTGCCAACTTGCAGGATAATGGGCTTTCAAATACTCCAAATCGCCGTCCGTCAAAAACACATTGGAAAATGTCCCACATGTGTTTATAGAGAGCGAGCTTAATTCTTTCTCTCTCTCTTTCTTTTTATTTTCTTTTTTTTTCCTTTCTCTTTCTATTTCTCTTTCTCTTTGTTCGTAAATGTCAACATTTACTTCGTTAATGTCAACATTTACTTCGTTAATGTCACATTTTTCAAAAATGGACAGAATGCCCTTATTGTTTCCCAGAGCCTTCATCTCCGGGAGAGAAAGCATCCAGATGTTTGGGTCAACAGATATATTTTTCCGTCGTGCAGTGGCGATGTAGTACGTCTCCTGCACCCGTCTCGATGTAATAATACCCTGCTTGTAATGGTCTGCACTAAAGAGTCTTTCTGCCACCAGCATTTCTATTACACCTTCGACTATATCGGTGTCCGGGCCATATTTCCCTTGCAGCATATACGCTATTTTGACTACTACATTCTTTCTTTTGTCAACATAATACCCCTTGTCTCTGTATATAAGCTCTAAGAGAATATCGTATATGGCATAACAAATATAGCCGTATTTAATTTTTACAGGGATGAATTTTACATCCTCATATAGATCTGTCGACCTCGGGTAGTAATCAAGTCCCACCTTCGAGGGCGCAGCCATCTAATCACCTCCCTTTTCCGAATCGTTGAAATCACTCGATATGGAAATTGCAGAAAGTTTCCATTGTCATATCAAGATTTTTTTGTATTTCTTTCTCTGTTCTATCCTTAAGCTCTTCACGCATTCTTTTTTCCCTTTCCTCGGCTATAAATGTTCTTAGGTCAAAGCCCACCAAGAAGCCGAATGCCATAAGCATGGTTATCATCAAGAGCGAAATCATCAAATCTTCCATCCTTTTTCCTCCTATCCTATAATTTGTTAAAACGGCAAATCATCATCATCATCAACAGGTACCGGTGTGAATGATGTTTTACTGTTCTTACTGTTCTTGTTCCCTTTGGTTCCCTTTGTCGGCTTCGTCTCGTTGGTTGCCGGAGCTTCGTCAGACTTCTTCTTGCTTTCGCAAAATTCGAACCCGTTGACATAGAAAACAATGTCGTAATGTTTCCTATTTTCTTTATCTGTCCAGTTGTTATTCCTTGCCTCACACTCAAGCAAGAGCTTAGTTCCCTTTGTCACTTGGCATTTCCCGAAGGTTTCGGCTATGCCATCGAAGGCGACGCAGCTAAAGAAGTCTGCATCGGGTTGTCCTTCCTGTTTGAATCGTCTGTCAACGGCAAACCAGAATTTGCAAACGCCTTTGCCCGAAGCCGTTCGAAAATATTCGGGGTCGGTTGCAATGCGCCCCATGAATGTAATGCTGTTCACACAATATCCTCCTTGAATATATTGTAGATCCACCGTCTGCCGTTATACTCGGCAGTGCCGAAGCTTGCTTCACCGTTACGCAACTTGTACGCAACGTCTAAGGCGGTTGTGCCTAAGAGCTTAGCAGCCTCGGCACATGTAATTTTTGTTTTTTGCCCTCTTAAGCTCATGATGAGAGCTTCTTCTTCCTTGGTAAGGTTCATTCTCTTACCTCCCTTTTCCCTTGCGAGTGGGTTTGTTTTGTTTGCTTAGCTTGCCTTATCAAGCTCTTTCTGTGTTCTTAATCCGAGCATAAAACCGTAAACGATTTTCTTTTCATCGTCTGTCAAGCTTAACACCGTTACAGCAAATTTCTTTAAAACGTCCATGTGTTTTCCCTCCTTTCTGTTGATTACATTAACATATTACATCATTCAATTAACTTTGTCAATAGTTTTTTATTCATTTAGTTAACTTTTTATTGACTTTTTTTGCTTTCTTTAATATAATAATCAATGTGGAGGTGAAAATAATGACTATAGGCGAAAGAATAAAAACATTGCGAAAAGAATTAAAATTCACATTAGAGAATTTTGGTTTAAGACTTGGTATAACAAAAAGCGCTCTAAGCATGCTTGAAAGTGGAAAAAATAATCCATCAGAGCAAACAATAATGCTCATCTGTCGTGAATTTAATGTGAATGAAGAGTGGTTAAGAAACGGCACGGGAGAAATGTTCAATACCTCTTCCGGCAGCCAAGCTCTTGATGAGCTAAAGAAAGAATTTAACTTAGACGATTTTTCGGTAAAGTTGATAAAGGCATTTTCGGAATTGACCGATGAGCAAAGAGCTTCGGTGAAAGATTTTATTGAAAATTTGGGTGATCTTACGGGAGAGAATGAGAAATCTATAGAAGAGCTTGAGACGGAATATAAAAAAGCCTTAGGTTTTGCACCGAGCACAAGCTCATCTGCTTCGAATATCACAGACGAAAAAGAGGCTTGAAATAAAAAAATCCCTCCGGGGGTAGTTTTGAACCCGGAGGGACGGAGGACTTCCTAACGGTGGAAGTTATGATGTTCTCGATTAAGCTAAAGGAAAGCGGGAAGTACTTAGCCTCGAAGAACACTATACTTAATACTTAAGTATATACTTAAGTATATCACTTTTCTTCCAAAGAGTCAACCTTGCGAGTGGGCGATTTTTTAAGGAGGAAATAAAAATGAAAAATCCTAACGGATACGGAACTATTGTTAAATTGCACGGCAACAGGCGGCGGCCTTACGCTACAAAGATAACTTTTGTAACACTTGATGCTATAACAAATACCTATGTACGAAAAAGCAAATATTTGGGCTATTACGAAACGCATGAAGAAGCTCTTACAGCTCTTGCAAAACATAACATCGGAAGTATTCCCGAGAGTATAGTCGATTTGACATTTAAGGAAGTGTGGGATATATGGGCAAAGAGAAATTTGGAGAAAGGTTCAAGCTCCCGTACAAGCGCATACACCACCGCAATAAAAAAGTGGGTGCCCATATACAACAAGCGCATGACCGATATTAAGCTCATCCATTTACAAGATATTATAGACGAGTACGAAGGGCAAAGCAAGAGCGCACTCAATAATATGAAATTGGTAGCAAATTTTGTTTTTGAATGGTCGATAAAAAATGATTTAATCACAAAGAATTATGTTGAGTATCTCGATCTGAATCCGAAAGATGTTGCAAACCATGTGCCACTTTCACACGAAGAGTTTAACAGAGCTGTGAATTTGCCGTTGTCCGAAACAAGTGCCCTGATCAACATTTATCTGCGGTGTGGTTGCCGTCCCTCGGAGCTGCTTACGCTGCCACTGGAAGATGTGCATCTGAACGAAAGATATTTTGAGCTCAAAAGAGCCAAAACAAAAGCCGGCATAAGAATCGTTCCCATTGCCGAAAAAGCGGTGCAGAGCTTTGAATATCTTACAAAAAATGCTTCAAAATTTCTTACAAACATAGATTACCAAGATTACCGCACCCAATTTAACAACCTTGTCCCCGGACATGTCCCCCACGATACCAGAGCAACCTTTATATCTTTTATGCAGGAAAAGGAAGTCCCGTTACCAATAATTCAAAAAATAGTCGGGCATGTTTCGGGAAACATCACCACCGATGTTTACACTAAAATTTCGCTTGAACCAATGCTGAAAGCGGTCAATAATTTGTAACTAATTTGTAACTAACGACCTAAAAAGCAAAAAATAAAAACCCCCATAATCCCGTATTTTTCGGGGTTTCAAAATGGGGACAAAATAATACTATTTTATAATTTCAAATTGATAAAATTGTGATTTAAAGCCTACTCACAAGGAATGTTGTAAACAATTTGTAACTAATAAAGGCACGATTGTATATATTTCGTGCCTTTTTTTATTTTTATTATATCAAATATTTCTTCCTTTGTTCAAGAAAAATTTTTTTACATAAATTTAAATTTTATATTGACTTTATGTAAACTCTATGATATACTATAGTTACAGTAAAGGAAAGCAAAAAAGCAAAGAAAGGAAGAGCACCATGTTAAAGATAGAAAAAAGACTTGCAGAAAATGAGGATGCATACAAATTTTATGATATCGACATCATTCTCGATGATGTGAAAATAGGTTATGCGGAGCTGTTTATTATAGACGAGTACAACTACATAAAAAGCATTGAAATAAAAAAAGAGTATAGAAACAAAGGATACGGAACAAAAGTATTAACAGACCTTGCAGCAGAGCTCGATGGACTGTATATCTGCCCGGATAACAACGATGCCGAAAGACTATATGCAAGGCTCGGAGACGAAACAAGTGCACCCGGATGTTTGGAAAGTGAAACTGACGAATACGGCACTATGTACTATATAGGATAAAAAATTATTAAGCAAGCAAAAGGCGGCAAACAGCCGCCAAAGAAAGGAGAAATAAAAATGAAAAAAATTATCAATGGAAGACTTTATGACACAGAGACAGCAAAAGAGCTTGGAAGTGACGGTTACAGCAACCGCCGAGACTTCCACTACTGGGCGGAAACACTCTACAAAAAAAGAACAGGGGAGTTTTTTATATATGGTGAGGGAGGACCCTTATCAAAATATGCCGAAGCCGTCGGCTTAAATGGATGGTCGGGCGGCGAGCGTATAATGCCGCTCAGCTATGCAGAAGCTCAAAAATGGGCTGAAGAACATCTTAACGGAGATGAATATATAGAAATCTTCGGCGAACCCGAAGAGGATGATACAAAGCAAAAAATAACGCTGTCGCTATCAGTGGCGGCGATTGCCAAAGCCAAGCAAGAAGCGGCAAAAGCAGGAATAACGTTATCCGCTTACGTAGAAAATCTTATATAAAAAATGGTAAAGGGCGTGAATCCACGCCCTTATTTTATTTAACATACATAACCATTTCTTTTACTTCGTTCGCACCTGTTTTTTTGAAAAATCGCATCTTGTAAACGTTGCCGTTTTTCTTCCTGTACCATGTTGCTTTTCTTCCCGTGTTTCTGGTACGCAAATACTGAACACTTCCTGCCCAGTGCCAAGGATCCACCGGCAGCGTATTATATAAATCATATCCCTGGTAGTTATCAATTACCAGTAGGCCATGAGGACCCGAGTTGTAAAATGCATTATAACTACTACCGCAATTAAAGTGGTATGGTACATAAGCGTATTCAAGATTTGTCATATTTGCAAATGCTGTTAAGCTTCCTGCTCCAAGCCAACCGGGATCAATGATCAATCGTTTTATGTATGTGTTGTAATAAAAAGGTCCCTCCGCGACGGCTCCCGTTTCGGGGTCGTAATATTCACCGATGGAACGCAACACATTCGGTGCCGGCAAGTTTACCACCGTTGCTTTTAAATTATAGAAACAAGACGGTCCCAGATATGTAGCATTTGGATTTAATGTAAAGCTTGCAAGTGTGTCCGAATCGTCATAAGTTGGCAAGCACCTTTTTCCGAAATAGAGCACTTGTTCAAAATTTATTATATCACTGCCGGAGGGGAACGATGTATTTAAACCGAAATTGTTTATTTTTGTTATAGTTTGTACATTGTGGAGCTTAACAGCCGCAGGCGTAAAGCCTTGCCTTCCCGTTGCTTCATAAAAAGCATGGTCGGGTATCTCTGTAAGGTTGAGCTTAAGCTCAATCTTATAAGTGTCTCCTATGCAATGTACCCACGCAAAAGCATACTTACCTAAGTTTGAAATGCCGGCTCCTGAAAGAGATTGTGTTATGCCTCTTGCCCATCTGCCTGCAAAAGCATACTCTCCCACACTTACAAGAGATGAAGGGAGATTAATATCGTAAAGAGGCACCGTTGGTATGCTTCCCGTTTCCGAATAGCAAAAGGCATAAGTGCCTATAGTGGTAAAGTTTTCGGGAATCGTTATGATATATGGAGTAGCATCGTAAAAACCTATTGCGGATAAATCGCTGTATGAATTGTTTATAGGTTCCCCTTTAAAAGCATTGTCGCATATAGTGGTACCGGCAGAAAGAAAATATAAATTATCTACCGGTACGTTTAAGCTCTTCCACGGTGTTGATGTAACGCTGCCGTCAATAAGAAGTGCCGATCTGTAGGGTGTAGTTACTCCCGTTGTGGTATTGATTCTATAATTTATCCAAAATTCGTAAGTTCCTCCACAATCTCCGGAGTCTGCAAGTCGCCACTCGTAAACAATAGCCATTTATGTCACCGCCTCCAAAATATAACCCACGTCACCCGTGGCATAGTCGGAGCTGTACATATCCGCCACCGCTGTTATTTCTTTTGCAAATATCCCCTCAAACTCCATTTCGGTATAATTTGTATCAAATGTTGGAATTTTAACAGGGAACTCGGTTGTTTGCTGTCCCGTGTCGGCATACTCAAAATTGGAGGAAGTAAAGTACAAGGGCGAGCCATTAACAGTAACATTTTGCGTATTTGCCGATGTGTAGTAATAGTAAGTGTTGCCCTGCTGATCCGTGTCGCTTGAAGGCTGCGTGAATGTTACTCTTCTTTTTACCATAACATTGCCCTCGCTTGAGAATATGACGGCCGTCATACTCGAAGGTAAAGAACCGCTCACAAATAGCCATCGGTCAAGGGTGCTGTTATACTTTAACGCCCATGCTTTAAGCTCTGTGAACATTTCTAATCCTTCCAAAGGCATTCCGCCACCACCGCCACCGGCGACTTTCTTTATAGCTTCGTTTGTTTCCGTGCCATCCTCAAGAATTGTTTTTGCCATAAAGCCGTCCGAAGTCTTGTTGATTGGTTTGTTTATTTCGTAAGATGATGTTTTTGCCGTCCTTGCAGCATAAGTTCTTGTGTAGGCTCCATCATATTTTGTTGTGATAGAAAAAACTACGCTCTGTTGTTGGCCGCCGTCTCGATCCACTATCAAAACACAGTCGCCCGGCTTTACCGATACATTTCCGGGACAAGTTGCCTCAAAACCGATATAATTCAATCCGTTAAGATACTCCCATATTTTGGTATAATTGTAAGTTTCTTGTTCCCCGGAAGGTATTTGCAAATACTTCAAGAGCTCATTGTCTACATCCACAATTAAATTGTATTGTCCGGAGCTTGGTGTGGAACTTGAATAAAAAACATCGTTTATGTTTATGGCATTTACTTTTGATGTACACATTGCCGTGCTGAAACGATATGTGATAGATGGAGTTATGGTGTATGTGGCTTGGTACGAATCGGGCAACTTTGTCATGCTTATAGTTGTTGCCGATCCTGTCGGATCTATATAGGCATTTGCACAACCCAAGCCTGCAATCATACCCACAAGCTCTCTGCCTGTGGGCTTATGTGCTAATGTGTCCACAAAATCACCGAATTTAAACATGTCAAAATCGGAAGAGGTAACAAAGTTCGGAAGAACCACGCTTACCCCGTATTTGTCATCGATTAGATCTCTAAAGTCGTTAACGGAAAACGCTGTTTCTTGTCTTAAGCTCTCTATCTCCGTGTCGGTAAGTTCCAAAGGGTTACCCAGTACGGTAATCATTGCATCGGCACCTTTTACCGTGGTTAAAATGCCGTCTTTTTCAAGCTCCGTAACGCTGCCTTTTGCAATCGTCGTTGTAACGCCTGTATCGGAATTTGTGAGATTTACTACAATACTGTCACCAATGCCGATATCGCTTACATTGTTGGGTTGTCCGTCATAATTGATATTATAGAGCTGCATAGTATATGTGGAAGCTCCCGTGTTGCCAACAGATATAGAGCTGTCATTTATCAAGGCATCATTTATTTCAAGTGACTTAAGATTTCCATCATCAAAGTAATAAGAGCCTATGGTTATGCTTATAGTATATGACATAAAATCACCTCTCTGTAAGCTCAAGCGACAGCCCGTTCCAAAGTCCCGTTACCGCTCCCGTTTTCGATATCCCCTTAAGGCCAATGTAAGGAACCGTTCTATCGGACACATAGGCGGTTATTGTTTCCGGAAGTCCCGTTGACGATGTAACGGGATCAAGATATTTTACGCCAACATACACACCACTCATAAGAGGGGTGAGCACTATATTAGATTCCGCAGGAGATAAGGGACGAAATGTTAAAGATATTCGCCGTTTGGTTGTTATTTTGTTTTTGATGTATGCTCCGTTGGTGGTCCTTCCCGATTGAGATTCTATATCCACTATATCAACCTTGAAGCTTTCGAGATACTCCGTGATATTGACATAAGTGCCTACCGTACCGTTTACTATTGGTGCGACAAAGCAAACCTCGCTTATATATGTACTTGTATCCATTATTACACCTCCAAAACAACACGGCCTGCTTTTCTTTGCAGTTCATTTATACTGTCCACTACCAAACGGCCGAAGCTCTGACCGCCGATATTCAATTCAATCGTAATAGGTTTATCATAAGAGCTTGATGCGGCGGAAGTCTGAGCTGTGGTCGTTCCCACTGCTACAGGTGAACCGCTCAGTACTCCGTTAAGCTCTCCGTTAAAGCCTTGTTTAATATCATCATTCAAACCTCCCACGCTTGCAAGTACGGTTCCTGTAGAGCTTGCTATACCTTCGGCAAGGCCTTCACCCATAAAGTTGCCCATTTCAGCCATAACAGCAGAGGGGGAGTGTATTCCCCACGCTTCACGGAAAATATCAATTACAGATTGTCCAAAGCTTTTTATTTTTTCTACTATCCAGTCTTTTGCGTTACTAATGCCATTCCAAATGCCTTGAACTATCATTGTGCCGGCTTCTTTAAATCGGTCGATTACGGCATTAATTGCAACTATCGCTCCTTTGCCCAGTGAATACATTATATTGCCAAGGCATTCAAGCAGTTTCGGTATGCCGTAGATCAATCCTTCACCGAACTTTAATATTATCAGCCCCGCTGCATCAAATAATTTGGTTAGAGTGGTGGGATCACTGAGAGCAACTTCTATTTTTTCTATAATCATCGGTATCTTTTCAATCAATATCGGCAATGCCTCAGCAATACCAAGAGTAAGCCCAGTGATAATAGAAATGGCTGCATCTAACAAAAGTGATAAATTGTCGCTGTCCGTCAGCACATCTACTATAGCAAGCATTATATTGACTACTTGAGGTACAAGTGTAGGTAGCGATTCCCCTATACCGTTTCCAATGGCAAGTACTATTTGCAACGCAGTTTCTGCCAGTATAGGCAATAAAGTAAGTATCATTTGTCCAATCTGCCCGATACCCTCGGTAAGAGCCGGGAGGATAGCCGTTATAATGGTAGGCAAATTATTTCCGATGGCTGTTATTATAGATGTTGCTGCTGAAATAGCAGCAGGAAGAACGGCTACTAAAAGTTCGGGAAGAGTTTTTGATATCATAGGGGAGAGCTTAGTGACAAGTTGAGGGAGAGCTTTGCCTATTGCTGTTGTTATCCTTTGCAGGGCAGGAAAAATATTGTCGCTGACGGCTCCCAAAGATTGCATTAAATTTTCTACCAAGCCGTCAAGAGGAGCATCTTCACGGCCGAATCCCGTTATAAGGTTTTCCCATGAAGCTTTTAACATGTTGAGAGAGCCTGAAATGGTTGTAGCACCTTCTTCTTGTGTGGCGTTGGCTATTCCCATTTTATCTTGGATTACACCTATTGCCGTTGCTATGTCCGCAAAGGAGGAAATATCATAATTCACTCCACTTATTGCTGCTGCATCTTGTAGGAGCCTTTCCATCTCTTCTTTGGTGCCGCCGTAACCGAGCTTAAGGTTATCGAGCATGGTGTAATTTTGTTTGGCAAAACCTTGGTAAGCATTTTGAATGGCTTCCATCGAGGTGCCCATCTTGTTGGCATTGTCTGCCATGTCAATTATAGCTCTGTTGGCTACATCTGCCGCTTTGTCGGTGTCACCGCCTAAGGATTGAATTAGAGAAGCAGAAAAGGAAGTAACGGTTTCCATGTATTGATTACTTGACATTCCTGCCTTTTCAAACGCTCCTGCAGCGTTGTTAAGTACCTTTTGCTGTGCATCTCCGAAAAGGGTTTGCACACCCCCCTCAAGCTGTTCGTAATTTGCATAAGCGTCAAGGGCTTGTTTCCCCAGAACCCCCACAGCAGCACTCGCTGCTCCGAGGCCTGCCGCTGCTGCCGATCCGATTCCTGCCGCAACCGATCCCAATCCTTTTAAGGCATTGCCAAATGCAGAGGAAAAGCTTTTTCCGGAAGCCGCTCCGTTTTCGTTAAATGCCTTTTCGAGATTTTCTTTCAAACCCTTTGTTGTCGGCATTATCTGCACATAAGCTTGAGCAATAGCGCTATTCTCGTTTGCCATACAGTTGCACCTCCAATTCTTCTATATTGTATGTTCCGTATTCTTTTTCTTTGGTTAATATTTCGTATACGCTTTCGGGTTTGTTCCTTCCCTTTTGTCCGTCTTTCGTTTTAGCCCAGACAAGCCAACTCAAGCGATCCACTATCAAACTTAGCAAGGTTTGCTCGATTGTAAGCTTTTGCTTCGATAACGTTTTCATTAAACGGCTATCTGCCGGAAGTCCACATGCAAGAGTGGCTATTAAAACAACGTTGTAATCCGTATAATTGTAAATATTATAATATTGAGCTAAATCGCATATCAATTCTTCCTCGTTGGTTGCGATAATCCCCCCGAGGGTTATTATTTTTTTATTTTGCTGTCTTTTCCTATCTGCTCTATAATATCCGTTATTTCTTCGGAAATCTTTCCGGTGTCCGCTATTCCGTCTACGGTGCAATGTTCTATCAATTCTGTATCATCGCCGATAAGTAAATCCACCAAATCAAAGAGGGCGGAGGCACTGATCAAAGGGTCCTTTGATTTTGTTTTTGCTATAGCCTTTACAAATCTGTAGTCGTTTAACATCTTTTCATTAACTTCACATTGAAATCCTGTTTTTGTTGTTATTTTCATATTTTCCTCCTATAAAAAAACACCCTCCCTCAATAGAGGAAGGGTAAAATTTGTTGGATCAGTCTGCTATATATTCGTAGTGTGTTACTCCGGTCGCATCGGGTAAGCAGGTGATTGTGACATCATACTTGATGATATCGTTGTCCACATAGGTAATGTCGCCCACTTCGGTTACTACGCCGTTGGGAACCACAATTCTTTTAAGTGTCCCCTCTCGGAGTACCATGTCAAACACATAGGCGTGAGCTTCAAGAGCCGCCTGTGTAGCCTGTACGGTTATGTCTGTAGTTCCCGTTACCTTGGTATCACCATAAACAACTTTTAAAGCATCGGCGTTCTTCGATTCGATCAAGCTAAACGCAAAAGTATCGTCTCTGGTCTGTTGTTTTACCAGTACCACATCGCCGCCCCATGCGTGTACTACCTCAGTGTCGGGACTGTTTGAATTTGTCAAACCGTCTTCCGACACATAACCGAGTGCTGTAAACCCTGTAAGCGCATCGCTTGCACTTGTCGGCATCGTTGCGGTGGTGGGTGCTATATGTATAGCTCCGCTTGCTTTCGCTTTACCTGTACTAACGTTTTCAACTGTATTTGCCATTTAATCACTCCTTTCAGTAGTGTACGATATCGTACACGGATTGATATCTGTATTCTTTTGTCTCCGGGTCTGTAAAATTGGATGAGCTGTTGAGCTTGATCGAAGATATATTGTGATGCTCGGTGCTTAAAAGAGTATTTTTGACTTGCTCATCAAGCTCAGCAGCATAAAGAAGGCTATCGGCGTAACTCTGTACGGCTATTCTCGAACGGTACAAAATCCCGTGTTCCTCGCAACTTTGTCCAATCCGCTCTAAAAGTACCCATTGCTTAGGTGCTTTCGGAGGTCTTTCCGTAAAGCATTTATAATCCGATAAAACGGATAATAAATCTTTTTCTATCATTCGCTCACCGCCTTCAATAATGTGTTGTGCCTATAGTTGTCTCGCTTCGCCTCGGGGGTAACGGGAGCCACAGAAACATTGATTCTGTGTTTACCGGTAAATGTGTTTGTTTCGTAGCCTGCTCCTGCTTTGTTTGCTACTCCTTCGGCAACTTTTTCACAATACTCTTTTACTTCCTCGGCTTTCAATATCTCACTGCTCACATTGGCTTGTACAAGCTTAATTTTCGTCTTGCTCATATTCACCAATCCTCTCAATTTTTACCTTCTTGTTCCATTTCAAGGGTATATTGCTTTCTATTCCTGCCGTGGGATAGCCAATTGTCCTATATGTTCCCTCAAAAGGTGCCGGCAACGTTACCTTTGCGTTTACCCAGTTGTGTGCATCGCCTTTCGGTATCGCTAATAAATATGCCACCCGTTTGCCATACAAATTATAGGTATCCGTAATGTCTTGTGTGGAAGGTTCTCCAACAAGCACATTTTCAACGGTGCTTGTGGTGTAAACCGTTGTCGGATGATTGAACTCATCAACCGCACCTCCGGAAGGTTCATGTATCGTTACCGATATTCCTTGTATATCCATTTCAGCTCTCTCCCCTCATAAGCTCTGCCATATCTATGCCGTATAACCTCTGCCGGAGGAAGCCCAGCTCTTTTAATTCGGCTTTTGTGATATACAAAGTTTGTCCACGGTTTGAATATTGCGTTGTAAGCGAGTAGCCCATGGCCGATTGTGTAAAACCCGTAACGGTGGAAGGTGCCGATGTGTCGGTAGTAGTATCCACTGCTCTATGTGCCGCATTTATACATACAGACTTTACGATTTCGAGATAATCTTCGTCCTCTACCGCCGTGACAATATCAAAATTGTACTTTTTTGCAAGCACATTTATTTTCGCTGAAGCCGTTTGGAGGTACCCCTCGATCATCGCTGCCTCGCTTGCCTGATATGGATAATACACGGCATAATCTGTCAATTCCGCATACATTACGGCACCTCCTTAATTACTTTTTTACCGTTCTTTTCTTTGGCGGCTTGGTTTCAGATACCGCCGTTTCGCTGGCGGTATCCTTTTCATCTGTAACAGCTTCATAACCTTCCCAATTAAGAGGCATTTCGCATGTTACAATTCTACCGGTATTTTTTTGTTTGTATATAAACATCCAATCACGCCCTTATTGCGATACTATCTTCGCAAAAGCTCCGGCATTGAGCACAGCCCATCCGATATACGCTTCCGCTCTGATGTAGATCTGATTGTATCGTTTAAGGTCTCCGTTGTTATCGGGATCACCGTAAGGGATTATTTCCATGGGGATCTCTTTTGCGAAACCCCACTTGAAATAATCAAAGTCACCGACAATGGCAAGGTCCTTATTGTTTGTGCCGTAAGAAACGGTGTTGTTTACCTCTACAGGCATACCGTTAAGGACTTGATTGTCTTTAGTTGACCATGTTAATTCGGGGAACATCTTAGCTCCGTTGGAAGTGGTAATCTTGGCAAGAGCAGATCTGTAAGCCTTGCTCATAATAATTCCGTTTATGTCAAACTTATCTGAGGTATCAAAAAGTGCAAGAGCATCCTCAACATCCTCATTTTCACTGCCTGCTGTTGTTGTTACGGAGTTCACGGTCTGATCGATATAGTTGGTAATAATTGCAGCGGTTGTTCCTGTTCTGGGGTTGAAACCATGCATAGCCATGATATCTAAGCCTCTACCAACTTTCTTGGCGAAGCCGTCAGTAAATTTTGATAAAATTTCAATCTGCTGCTCTTGACTGGCGAACATAAATTCATCGGAAACTCTGAAACCGTACTCTACCTTTTTGGGAGATATAGTAACCGCTGTGATCGAAGGATCGCCGCTTGATTTTGCTCCATTTTCGTCAACAAGGTTTACTTCATCGTCCATGTTAAAAACGAAAACTTTGTTGCCAACGAACGAGACGGGAGATGCAGCAGCAAGTCGTGCAAGTGAAGAGTGTCCGCCCACCTTTCCAAAAACTTCTTTTGTCAGAATTTCGGGGAAAAGAGCCCCTTTAGACAGATTAGCTGTAGGCATAAAACCTACCTCCTTTCGTGTTTTACTTTGTTAATGCACTTAATAACTCTTGCAGGCCGTTGTTTTCGGGCTCATGCGTATTGTTTTGCGCAATGGGCTGTTGAGGTGACAGCAAGCTGCGGAGCTTAGCCGCAGATTGGGCAAGTTCCTCATCGGTGTCGCCTTGGAGAAATTCAACGGCGCTTGCCGGAAGGTTGCTTTCTGTCGCAACCTTTTGTTTAAGAGCGTTTTTTGCATACATTTCATTTTCTGTTTGTAATTTCTTGTACTTTTCAGCAAGTTCCGAACTGCTCTTTTCTGCTTCTTGGTACTTCTCGGTCAGTTCTTCAAGTTGCTTGCTTATAGTACTTATTTGATTTGTTACTTCCTCGGATTTCTTCTTTTCACGGTTCACACGCTCTTGAATGATTCTGTTGAGTTGTTCCTGTGAAGTAATTGGTTTGAAATCCGTGTTTCCCTCGTTTAAAGGTTCGAGTTCCTTGTTTTCAGCATTTTCAGCCATGTTTATTTCCTCCTTTTGCCTCTTGAGTATGAGTAAATATAAAAAAAGAGCCAAAGGCTCTTTAGTTATCTTATACGTATATATCTCCCAACCATCTAATCAAAACATCGGGGGGGATACTTTCTGTGTCGAAAGTAACATTTAATTTTGAATTGTCTATATTTATCTTTTCTATTGACGAATTGTAACAAACCCCTGAGCTTATCGAGGTACAGCTTTCGGGAATGTTTAGTATCTCCACCGCCGAGCGTGCGAAAGGTGCGTAGCCTACGCTTTGAATACCTCCCATTACAACGTTTTTCAAAGCGGTACATCCTTCAAACATATAATCGCTTATTCTCGTTATTCCATCGGCGATGAAATTCACAATTTCGGTGCAGTTTCCGAGAAAACTTTGTCCTACCGTTTTGACGGTATCGGGCAAAACTAAGATTCCCCCATGATAGTAAAGTTTTTCGATATGGAAACAAGTCGAGGGAAAACTCACACTTTTTAGCATGGGATAAGGTTTGGAGGCAGTGAAGATCGTCATTCCCTCCGATATGTTCATCTCTGTTACATCCGACACATCTATACTGTAATCAAGTCCGGGACCAAATGCACCCGTGCCGGATATGGTCAGTACAGAGCCTTTTTTCTCCCATGCGAAATTTCCTGTCGTTCCTCTTGAAACAGGTACCGGAGAAAGCATGTCAACAATATTGTAAGCTTCCCCATCCTCTCCTATAAATCTGCCGGAATGGGGTTCCATTTCGTTAATGTTTGGCATTTTGTTCACTCCTTTCGGTTTGTACCACTTTCCATCTCTTTTGCAAGAGCAATTCTTTCCTCTCTTCCGGAAGTCGCTGCAAGCTTTTCCTGTGTTCTCACGTCCTTCATATAGTTGGAAATTTTCTGTCTTTTCCCTTTGCTCGGGTAAAAGTCTATTGTGCAAACACAACCCTCATGTCTTGCATATATTCCCTTTGCTTTTGCTTCCTCGGGCGTGTAGGTTCCTGCAAGGCTTGCGCACCAACTGCAACAATTAGGTTCCGTTCTTCTTACAACCTTTGCATTAAATCCTGCTTTTGCCTGTTTTTCGGCATTTACCTGTATAATATCGGTATTTACCGATTGCAAAAAGTTCTTGGAACCTGTTGAGAGTAAAGCAAGAGAGCCCGCAGCAAGCAAACCCTTAAGCCGATTTTCGCTGTATCTTGTTTTTGCGGCTTTCATGTTTATGTCCGCTCGCTTGTTCAAGCTCTCTTGTGCTAAATAGGTATAATATTTTATTTCTTTTGCCGATGTTCTTTCAAGCTCTTTTATTTCCTTGTATTCTTCATCGGAGAGAGTAAAGTCTTCATCGGCGGCGTCACTTTTGTATTCTTGTATAAGTTTTCTTACAAGCTCCCCAATTAATTCGGCATAACGGTTGCTATCATTATGGTCGGGGTTTCGTTTGTTTTTTAAAGCTTGCAGCTCTTCATTCTTTTCAAATTCTTTCCAAAACCTTTCAGACAGCACTCTCTATCACCTGCCTAAGAACGTGTTTAAGCTCTCCTCCGTAAAGTATTCGGGAATAGCCTGGTTTATTTTGTTGATCGCATCGCCCATTCCGCTCATGTCGCTTGGCGTTACCTCAAAAATAGGATGCCATATTGCTTTGTAATCCGAAAATACATCTCGTGAGTATGCATAATCGTCGCGCAATGCCGCCGCCGTGTATGCAATGTTCAAAAAAGACGATGTAAAGGTGCGTTGTGCTTTGGTAGCCATAAGCCTTAAATTTTCATGGCCTGCCTTGATAGCCTCAGCACTTGACGGGTTATCGGTAGAAAAGCCCAAATCGTCAAGTGTCAATCCACATTCCCCTGCAAACATGGAAGCTATACTTTTCAGTTGGTCGATATAGGGTGCCATTGTCTGCTGTTGAAACTGTCCTATCGCAGGCTTGTCGCCGTCTTCGTCTTTGGTTATCTGTAAGAATGTTGACATGTACATTCGGAATGTATCCTCGGTCGCATTATCTTCCGAGAGTCCCAACAAATACTTTTGAGGGTATGAATAAAACTCTCCCGAAACGTCCGCCCGTAGCATTGTTCTTTTAGCTGTGTCTTGCAAATACATACAACTGCGGCTTATTCTTGAATGTCCGAAGGGTCGTTTTGCATCGGGTTTGTAAATTATAGGAACAAGCTGCGCTGCTACGGTTTTATCTGTCCATTCTTTGTTGTTTTCAATGTCAAAGTAAACTGTTTCCGCTGGTGTGAAGTATGCTTCAAGTGCGGGAGCTCCTTTGGCATCTCTCTTAAGAACCGCATAACCCTCGTCAAGTAAATTCGTTATAGGGTTAATGTTGCCCGTAGCATTTGAACCGTCTATCACCTGTAGTGAAATGTTATCTCCCTGCTTTGAAATATAAGCAAAGCAGCAAGCAGAAATCAGTGCCGATAATATTGCACTATCAAAAAATATGTCCGGGTTGTTTCGTTTAAAAATATCATTTACCGCAAAAACGTCTCCCTGTTCATCTTCCAAGCGCTCAAAGCTCAGCCTATCGGCAAGGCTGTCCACCGCTTTTGTGCACCAACCGCTCACGGCTTGAAATTGTATTTGCAAGCTTGTCGG